ACTTTTTGTTAGCCGGCTCTGTTTTTTAGAAACCCCTACCCCTTTGCAAATCCTTGCGTTCCGTGCGTGACTTGCGTGCGTGGCAACTGTCGCACATGGCTTGGAATGGCCCGTGCCAAAAGTCGCCGCCCTGCGTTACCGGCGTGATATGGTCGCATACGTTGGCAAGGTGTCCGCACTCTACGCACGTAGGGTTCTCGCGCAGGAACAAGGCCCGCAGCTTACGCCAACGCGTGCTGCTGTATCGCGGTTCGCGGTTCACACGTTCGCCTGGCTTGCGCTGTGTGTTGTGCCACGGGCTGGGCCTGTGCTGTTTAGGTATCGTCGCCATAGATGTATGCCCTGTGCCCCGTCAGCATGTACAGCTGCTGGCCGATTTTCTTGCGCATCGTCGCGTTATTGTCGTCGGCGTGCAACATGCGCCGTCTTTTGTTTCTTAGTTCGTGTATCATCTTTTGCTTTTGGCGGTCGGTTAAGGACGGCAGGCGCTCGATGAATTTCTCGTTGTACACGGGCACGGTAACTGTCCAGCATTTGCCGGAGTTCTTCCATTTCATACGTTCGCTCGCGTTGTGCTGCTCGCATAATCTCCTGAGCGCGGCCGGGGACATGCTCGTTAAGTCGTTCACCGAAACGCCATTGCCGTCCTTGGTCGTACAAATTACATCGGGCGCACTGGGGCATACAGTTGCCGTACGTGTCGTCGGGGTCGTGCCAACGGGTGGCCATGTACCTCCTTGACGCAAAATGTCCGCAATGCAGATACCCAACATGGTGACGTGTTGAGCATGTCCAACACTCGGCGAATCCGGCTTTGTCTGCTGCTCGGTATCGGATGTATTTGCTGAATGCTTCATCGATTGCTTTGCGTAGTTGTGTGCGTGTTAGTTTCTTCTTTGTTGGCATCGCGTACGGTTATGCCCCGAATGTACGATACAAGCTCCTCGCGTTCTGCCTTGAGGGCTTTGTAACTGTCGCTTGCCTGGTACTTGCGCTTGTTAGCTTGTAACGTCGCTTTGTACCGCTGCTTTTCTGCTTGGTAATGCTCTTCGCAGAAGTCGTAGAACCGCCGGTTATAGTTCATCACTTCGGGGTGGTTACATAGATGCCCGCTGTTATTCACGAAGTATTCGCGTTCCATCGGATGCGGCCGGTATCGTTGCATTGCGTCCGTGCCGTACAGCGTCTGTATGTGGTGTTTGCGCCCGTCGATGAGGTCGAGCCAAAAGCGTTCGATTGGTGTCATTGCATTGGGATTCTTAGTTGTGATTGGTGTTGTTTTAGGCGTTTCTGCGCCGCGTTGAAATACTCAGTGTCAAGTTCGCAGCCGACTAAATCAAAGCCGAGGTTGTGGCAAGCGATGGCGATTGAACCGCTGCCGAGGTGCGTGTCCAGTATTCGGTCGCCCTCTTTTGCGTATTTCATTAGCAGCCATTCGTACAGCTTCACGGGTTTCTGTGTTGGGTGAATTCGATATGGGTCTGCGCCTTGTGGTCTTTGATAATAAGTTTTTGCTGATTGGTCAAAAGATGTCCATGCATACTCGCACGAGGCAAAACTTACATCTTGCGGTTGCTGTTTGTCCCAAATCAAAAAACACCTTGTCGGCGGCATTTGAAAATAATTTGCGCCCCAAACAATTTGATTCACGCTTACGCGAGTGATTTGCTTAAAATACGTTTCGTCAGGTGTCGAGCTGTCCCATTTTTTGCGTTTACCTCCATAATGACCTAACCTGCCGCTGCTGTTTATGTCAATACCGTAAGGCGGGTCGACAATTGCAAGTTCAAAGGCGTTGTCAGCACACGTTGCGAGGTATTCCATGCAGTCGATGTTGTGCAGCTCAATCATTGCTTGCGTGCTTTTGCTCGTTTGTCCATTTCCTCGCGCTCGGTATAGGTTAACCGGTCTTCGCCTCGCATCCATTCCGGCGCGCTTACACGGGCGGCCTGTGGGTTTGTCTGCGTCGCGTATTCGGGTTGCAAGTATCGTATCGCCTCTTTGAGTTCTCGTTCTGCCTCCTGACGTTCTAAGTCGCGTATGGTTTGCACAATCGGCGCTTTTGCTTGGTTGTACTTGCCAAAGCATTCCACGAATTGCGCCAGTTTCAACCGCTCGTAATACGGGCCGTATACCTCTTTGGCCATATGGTAGCAGCACAGCCGCCAATCCTCGATTGTAAAGCAAGGGTACGTTTTGAGCAGCTCGTTTATTGTTAGGCTGATTTCCTCCGGTGTTGAAAGCGTCTTGTTTGCGTCGATGAACTTTACGGTTCGGGTAATCATTGCGACCAACGCGGCGCGCGTTGCTACCTCATCGACCTTTAATGCCGTTTGTGCGTTCGTGCCTTTAAAGCAAGTTTCCACCGTCAGCGTTGATACGTCCTGTTCTTGCAAATTCTGCAAGCTTTTCGCGGTTGACATCGCTTTCAAGGTTTTGCGCTCTTCGGGCGTTAGTTCGGCCATTCTTGGACTTGCCAAATACAAGTCCTTTCCAACCGTTTGCGATAGCTGTGTAGATTGCTTCGATGGCGTCTGTTTCTGTGGGGTGTTCATTCTGAAGTTTAATTAGTGCCCGCTGTTCGCTTTGGGCGGTTTTGTATTTAAACCGGTGGTCGGTTCGTTTATACTCTTTCCATTCTTGCCATGCAGCCGTAAAGGTGTCGGTTTGGAATGGTAAAACAACGTCGCGCACCTGCGCGCTTTCTTTACTTGATACTTTATCTGTTTTATTATCTGTTTTATTATGTGCTGAATTCTGCGCACTCGTCTGCGTAGATTTACGCGCTCGTTTGCGTGGATTTACGCACTCGTCTGCGCGGATTTGCGCACTCGTTTGCGCAGATTTACGCAGTCGTCGGTTGTATCTGTCGCCTTCGCGAACCAAAAAACCGGCGTTTACGAGCTTCGAAATATATCCGCGTGCGGTGGCTTCAGATACGTTCAGCAAGTCGGCAAAATGCGCGTTGCTCGCAAAGCATTCTTTTCCTTGGCTTTCGAAGTTCAGAACCTCAGCAAGTAACACCCGTTCGTTCGGGTGCAGCTCGCCAAGATTCCAAACGGCCAAGGGTATAAAAATGCCTTTACGCATTCGATTGCTTCGCTTTTGATTTATTCAGTTGTACCATCGTTTCCGCAACCGCATCGAACAATTCGAGCGGGTTCACGTCCTTGCGCTGCACGAACTTCGCGCTGTGCTTTAAGATGCCGCACGGGTTTACGTAGATGTAATTTTCTACGGTGCGCCGGCTTACGTCCAGCACGTCGGCAGCTTCGTCAAGGTTTTCGAAGTGCTGTTTAAGAAACTGCTTCAGGTTCATAATAGAAGTTGCATTCATACTTAATTTTTTTTTGGTGCAAGTCGCGGCAGTAACGTTGGCAGCTTTTTAAGTTGTCAAACCGAACTTGCGTTTTGTATTCGGGTAGCTTTACAAGCCAGCGTACTTTATCACGGCCAATCATCATTTGCCAACTTTTCAATTGCTGCGGCTTGCGATTTCATTTCTTCCGTTTCAGTCAGTATCTCGTATTTCCATACGGTCAGGCTTGTAAAAGCGCGCCAGCCTTTTTCGCCGCCGTCCCATTCGCGGCCGCGCACGTTGCAGCGCATCTTTACTTTCATACCGGGCGTGAGCGTTCCGGCTTCGTCGGCCATGTCCTTGATGAACTCGACGGGAAAAATATCCTTGTATTCGCCGTCGGGCACTTCTACGTGAACTTCGCATTTGCGAAAGCCGCTTGCAAATTCCTGCGGCTGGTTGATTCGGCGTACTACGCCTTCAAGTATTAATTCCATGTTTTTTATAGGATTTAGTGAATTCTGTTTGTGACCAATTTGGCAAGTCGATGGCCCGCAATTGGTTTAGTTGTAGTCGTTCGAATATCTCGCGCCAACGGTGCGGCGTGGGATTGGTTTCTATTATCTCGTCGGTTAATCCTTCGTCGTCGTCCCGCATCGTGGAGGTACTCAGCAGATGCAGCGCGTAATCCCGCAGGTTGTCCTGCTGCGCTTCCTGGTCGGCTTCTACGGCGTCGAAAAATTCGTCGAGATTCATAAAGAAATGCGCATTTGTGATTGGTGTTGTTTCAAGCGTTTCTGCGCCGCGTTGAAATAGTCAGTATCAAGTTCACAGCCGACTAAATCAAACCCAAGGTTATGGCAGGCGATGGCGATGGAACCGCTGCCTAAATGCGTGTCCAATATGCGGTCGCCTCCCTTTGCGTAGTTCATTAGCAGCCACTCATAAAGCTTGACTGGTTTTTGGGTTGGGTGGATTCGATACGGGTCAGCGCCTTGTGGTCTTTGATAAAAAGTTTTTGCTGATTGCTCAAAAGATGTCCATGCATACTCGCATGAAGCAAAGCTGACGCCCTCCGGTTGCTGTTTATCCCAAATTAGAAAGCATCGTGTTGGCGGCATTTCAAAATAATTTGCACCCCAAACGATTTGATTCACGCTGACTCGACGTATTTGCTCAAAATACGTTTCATCCGGTATTGCGCAATCCCATTTTTTGCCTTTCCCGCCATAATGGCCTAACCTGCCGCTGCTGTTTATGTCAATACCATAAGGCGGGTCAACAATAGCCAAATCAAACGCATTGTCTTGCAGCTTTGCAAGGTATTCCATGCAGTCAATGTTGTGCAGCTCAATCATTCTACCTCGTCTTCGCCATAAACGATGCCGCCATAGCCAGCAAGCTTTAGAACCGCTCGCGACAAAGCGCGCTTTTCGGCCATTGCAATCGGATACGCATTCCGGTTGTTGCCTTTGCTGACTTCGCCGTACGTTTCTACTTCGCCTAGTTCGCATTTTGCGTACGCTTTAACGCAATATCTCCCTTCGCTTGGGTCAGACCATTCCGGCACTATTTCGAAGCGAACCACGGCCTTTATTTTAGCTTGTACGTGTTCCACGCCTCGGCGCGTCATGATGACAAAGCCACGTTGGTCTTTATGGAAGTGGTCGGCGCGCATGTCGTATTTGTCCGACAACGCTTTCAGTTCGTCAATTGCGCTCATTTGTTCCGCTTTGTGTAAGCCGCAACCAAGTCGGCGGCCATGTTGTTAATTAACCGACGGAAACGGCGTTCTTCGGCCAGTTCTTGTTGCCATGCGTTGAAGTCGCTTGTTGGCTTTACGTGTACGCTGCTGCGTACGCAAATTGGTTTGTTCATGTTACTTATCGTTTGGTTCACTTTGCAGCATACATTTCAGCCCTATAATTCAATTCTCGCTCTACGGCTGCTTTGTCTTCATATAATTTGCCAAGCGTTAGACACTTGTTCAATCGTTCAGCACCGCGAAAATTTTTAAGGTTTCGTTGAATATCAACGCACTCACTTACAATAGAAGCAAATTCGCGCTTCAATTGTGTTTCAGAAAAGTTTACATAGTTCATCTTACTTATCGTTTAGTTGTTCGTAATCGTGGTCAGCGCGTTCGAAGAAATCGTCTTCTTGCTCGTCGTCGTCGCTGGGGTAATCGTAGCCTTCGCGCCAGTTCATCCAATGATTTTTTTTGTGTTTAAATCTTGGTCGCTCCAAGTTGCTGGGTATTCTTTGTTCCCGTGGAAATGAATTTCAGTCCGGAAATTTCCAACTTCCATTTTTCGCGGGTAATAGGCAGCAACGCGGCGCGTTCCTTTTTCATCTTCTAACAACAAATCAAAGCTGGTAAAGCCTCGACGCTTGTTGACAATTTTTCTGCATCCGCGCAAAGTGTAGCCTTTAATTTGGTCGCCTGTCGTTGGGTGTGCTGTAAGTTGCATGTCGTTTGTTTTTGTTTGTTTGACTGAGTCAAAGATACGCAACTTATTTCGTTACGCAAACTTTTTCGCACTTTTTTTTTCTTTGGCATGAAAAAAGGGGCTGTAGCCCCTTCCGCCGTGCGGTTGCTTTTGCATGCATGCGCCGGCTTAACGCCAATTGTATGCGCTATAAGGGTCAGATTGTACGCGCATATCTTTTTTGCGCAACCCCCAACCGTTCGGGCCTGTTTTCTTGATTGGGCCTTCAATGCGCCGGGGCAACATGTACCCGTTTGCAATTGATTGTTCGATGTACACGCGTACAGCTTCGTTTTGCTGTTCGTCCGTCTGCGCAGATTTAAACGCGTAACGAAATTTTTCGTCAATTTGCCAGTAGTTCATGATAGTGTTTGTTTCAGCCATGGCACAATAGTACGCAGGTTTTTTCGTGTACGCAAGTTTTTACGCAAAAAAAAGAGGCTACCTCGTTAGGTAACCCCTTTTCGCTGCTGAAACAAAAACAAACCTGCAAACTTCTTTCAATGCTTACACGGGTGCAAGTTAATCATTTTTTCTTGCCGCTCGACGTTCTTTGCGCCGGTCTGCAACAATGGCGTTAATAAGCGTGTCAAGCCAGCCGAATACCTTGTTGTCGGCCTCGGTCGGTGTCAGGTTAACGATAACCTTTACAAAGGCCATCAGAGCCAAAGCAATCTCGGCCCAGTACGTTTGGATTAGTTCTCCCATAATTAAGAATTTAACGGCAAGTTACAAAGGCATCAAACAATTGATTGCAGTATGCCCGCCCAAAACAACGCCGCAGCCAATCGCTTGCTTTTTAAAGTGCTTTGCGTAGGCGGCCGCGTAGCTGTCGCGGTCGATGCCGCAACCTACCTGCATTCCAAAAATTTTGAAGTTGTTGCCAACGTTCCATTCGCAATATGCCTGCGTGTGAATGTGCCCCTGCACCGTGCTTTGCATATCGTTCTTAGCCTTGTTTCGAGCTGTCCCACCTTCCCCATGGACGTATTGCACGCCATCGTACTCTACGCGGTCGCACCAATCCCAGCTTGTACCCAACACCTCGTTGTAGTCCTTTATCCATTCCTTCGGCACGGATGAGCTAAACGCTTTCCGCATTATTAAGCGGTCATGGTTGCCTATAATCACGTCAGCGACGGGAAATGCTTCCGCCCATTTGCGAACGTGCTTGATTGCTTCGTGCAGCTCGTACGAACCGCCTAACGCATTTGGGTCGGTTTCGTGGTAGCTGCTGTAATGGTTGTCGAGAATGTCGCCGATGAAAACGACGTGATTGCAGTTGAACCGCTCGTACTGCTCAACGCAAAATTCAAAGTACCCGTCAAGCTCGAACGGGCAATGTAAATCGCCTACCACCAAGATGCGCCGTTCGTTTGCCCGGATATAGTCCAAGGCTTTTACCTGCTGCGCGGTTAATCTTGGCCGGTGTGGTTTAATCATATAACCAAATTACGTCTTCGTCGTGGCTGGAGTCGTAACTGTTATCGACGTGAATGAACGTCTTCGCAATGCCTATGCGGTTAAATCCGACTTCTAAGAGCGCGCCAAGTATGTAGCAGCGGTTGCGGCTGTCTACGCAATGGATATCCGCCGCGCAGCCCATCGTGTGGGCGCTGTTCGGCTTGCCGCCTACTTTCTTGTTGTGTTCTTTGGTTCGGTATCCGCTGTTGATGCGGAAAGGAACGCCGGCAAGGTGTCTTGCGCGGTCGAGCATCTGCAAAAATTCTTCGTCCATCATGTGCTCGCCGCTGCC